TCATACAATTCAGCCCAGTGCTCTTGTATGAAGTCTTCCCGAAAAGATAAAATGTTTTCCGGAAGTAACTTGTTCTTTTTTACATAATTATGTACTAACGGACTTAATGAATAAAAATGGTGAAAGTCAAGTTCCGTTTTTTCTCCACAAATATAACACTCTGTGCCTTTTTCATATTTGTTTTTTGCTTTATCTCTTATGTATTTTACGATGTCTCTTTTTAAATCCATTTTCGAATACCAGAATTATAGCGAAAGTGAGGTACCATGTCAAACATTATTTTTGATATGGTATCTCTAGAAGCCGCTGTTTGATGTTTCAAACGAATACAATGCGTACCGCAGTGCATCCGCCATATGTGACGCACGATTGTGCTTTGGTTTCTCTTTTAAAAGGTTTGGATTTGGATCCCATTGGTACTGATCTAAAGATTGAAGGGTTTCTTTGCAAAACTGATCAACAAGTAATTTATCATTATCTACAATTGCTTGCACATGAGAAATACCATCTAAGATAGATTTCTTTGCATTTACAGTAGTAATATCATAGTTTTGTGCAAAGTCAAAACGTGTTTGCTGAGCGGCAGAGTCAATGTATATGTAATCAATATCCCACTTATCTATCAGCTCTCGTATTTCTGAGGCGTGTTGTTCTGTGGTTCTTTCTGCATCGAGGTATTCGTCGAGGAGGTAATATTTTTCTTCATCCCAAGAATAAGCAATAACGCAAAAAGCAGTAGGATCGCGATACCCAACATCAAGTCCCGCAAAAACATCCATTCCCGACGTATCGATATCATTAAAAGAACCTACGCATTCATCGAACTTGAAGTTCCAGACTTGTCCTTCATAGGTATTAAAGTCCGCCTCATACTCTTGCCGAAACTCAGCTTCGGACATACTTTTTCTAGCCTCCTGAATATCCGTTTCAGACATTCTAGGATTAGAGCGATAACTCGCTTTAATAGAGACCCATTCTGTAAAATCATCTGTAAATCCTCTGTCGAAAAACTCGGCGAACCAGTTATTTCTTCCACGAGGTGTTGAGATAAATATAGCTTTGGAATTATCTTTATCAAGAGTTGGCCGCAGAGCTACGTTAAAAGCATCTTTACCGTCGGCAAGTGCGGCCTCATCAAAGATTATCAAATCATAAGATCTACCAACGCATGAATCTACCTGATTTACAGAACCCATACGTATAGTAGAACCATTTGAAATCTCTATCACTTTATCTTTTGCGTTATCCCTAACTACTTCTAGATCAAAGTGTTTAATGAGTGTTCTCTGCAGATCGAAAGAGATCTGCGAGAGAGCATAGTTCGGAGACATAATTAAAATATTTGACGAAGGAACCAGTGAAACGAGTTGTCCAATTATATTGGCTATGTATGTCTTTCCTTGCCTTCGTGAGATTGCCGCGCAGACAAATCTATATTTTGGATTATTAATAGCATTTATAATTGCTACCTGAGAAGGTAAAGGTGTAATTCCTAGTAGCTCCATATAAGGCTCTACTGGGAGTTTTAAAAATTTATCTTCTGCTGAGTAATCACAGATATATTCTGATAATATATCTTTACGGCTGATCTCTATTGACATTTAGTCTTGTCCCATTGAACGTGTTTTGCTATACTTTCTGCAATACTCTAACTCTGTTAAATTTTCTTCTTCCTCTTGTAGAGGTCGAATACTCTTTTTAGTTTCTTCTACATAGTCGAGTATTTTCTCAATCTCGGATTTTTCTGGAGACGCCATAGTACCACCCCTGTAGTAATTTTATCGCGACAGTATTCCACCAGAAGAAGGTTCGATGAAAAACATATCCTCTGCCTTCAAGAAAAGTTTTCTCACACCACTTCTTTTGAATATTGTCGAGATAAAGTTCACGATGTCGAAGGACTGCATGTCCATCGCCCTTTACTTGACAATAACAAATTTTATATCCACCGAATATAAGATTCCAAAACATTTTTATATAACTTCTACCAGAGACTTCATATAAATACGTCAAAGAATAATCCTCACAATCGCCTTCAAAAGGAAGTTGTTTCATCACATACCAAGCATCCCTTTTTCCGTATGCATTCTTATCGTATACATATTGAAAATTTTTATTTAGATGTTCTAAAATTACTTTCTGCTCATCCATGCTGATACCCCCATATATGCTCCAACAACACCTGCTTGGGCTATATAAAACAACCCTAGTAAGTCAGCTAATGCTGACACTCGACTTTCAGAAACAAAAGGAGTAAATAGTGCCATACTGAACACTATCATAGATCCCATTGCTACCCAAGCCATTCTTTTTTGTGCTTCGGACTTTTCTTCACGAAGCTCGATCTCAAGCATATCTTGAGATCGTTTTATTTCTTCATCTGAAACGGTACCGTCTCCATCTAAATCAAATTCATCATAATGTGAATTATGTTGTAATTTTTTTACCATTTTACTTTATTAGCCCAGTAAGCTGCTGACATCTTACCCTTTGCTATGTTCTTACGATGACGGGCTTTAAATGAAGCTCGTTTTCGTTTCATGGCTTGACTTTCGCCTTTCTTTGGTTTACCAGCAGTCTTTGCCCCCTGCTGTCCAAATCGAATTGTTTTTACTTTGTGTCCACTTTTTGCCACCACTATATGAGATTTTTTGGGATGACCAGGAGTGCGTTTTGGTTTATTGTAACCTCTAACGCCTGCTCTTTTTAGTAGACTTCTTCCTCTTTTTGCGTGTGGCATTTTTATATCCTGAAGCATAGATTGCTCTTGCTTGCTTTTCGGCATCTGATTTTCGTTTATAGACTTTGCCGGAGCTGCCCCACTTATAACCGCCTTTTACTTTTCTTACGGGCACGTTTCTTTCTCCGTTTTCTTTTCCTTGCTATCTGCTGACGAAAGGAAGCGGGTGCACTAACACCCGCCATTAGCCTTTTCTCTTCTGTCTTCTACGTTTTTTCGCAAAAGTTCTAACATTTGTGGGCTTTCCTCCAACTCCTTGCTTTACTGCTCTTTTTCTACGAATTGCAGATTTTCGTTGAGCAGGAGTCATACGAGCAGCTTTAGCTGCAGGAACACACTTAGGGTATTTTTTCTTACCAGCTTTCGTACGGCCACATTTCTCAAAACCACCGCCTTTTTTTGGTCTTGAAATATCTACCCAGTTTTCACCAAACCATTTAGTTAAGCTCACGGCTTATCTCCTTGAAGGTCACTTTTTCCGCTTGCCTTTCTTGCGCTTTTTCTTGCTATGAGCAGAGTCTTTCATAAGCCTACCGCCAGGCATAAAGTGGTAGCCTTTTGGAGCTTTTTTACCACGATATGTTTTGCGCATTATTTTTTACCTCGCTGCTTTTTGAGTATTGCTGCTCTTAAAGCGGGCGGAAGTTTTTTCTGCTTGGCCGTTAGACCTTTTTTCTTTTTACCATTTTTCTTGGGCTTCTTTTTGCCCATAGGCTTTTTCTTTCCAGAGTGATACGGCATTTACTTCTCCTGACTTTTTACAGTCTTTGCAAGTACAAAGGTTGCAGTTGCATTATTCAGAGCAATCACGACACTTACAATCTACGCAATCGCAAGTTTCACAGTCACATCCACATTCACACATAGTATTATCCACTACGGTATTTACCGCCTCGCTTTTTATACTCTCTTACCAGCCAAGCATTTGCATATGCAGAAGGGTAAACGGCAAACTTTCTTTTTGCTGCCGCTTTAACTCTTGAGTATAACGCTTTGTTTGTAGGAATTGATTTTCTTTTGGTACTTCGTCGCCGTTTACGAGCAGCCATTTACTCGTCCTCTTCAACTTCTTCTTTAGGTTCTTCAGGAGTTGGGGTAATTCCGGCGTGTTTTTGTGCTTCTTCTAAAGTAGCAAATCGATGTAACCCTTTTTCATCAGTTACTATCCAGCCATCTGCTTTTTGTTTTATTTGCATTGCTTTCTCCAAGCTTGGCACAGAGTGCCCGATAATTTAAGTATTATAATACGATTGAATTGATAAGTCAAGATTTATTTTTGGTATGGTATAAATTGAAACGAGTTCATTTTTGCCTTTTACAGTAACTTCGCCGAGTTTTTCATACTCGTTAGAAGGGGCTTGCTTCATTGTAAACTCTGATATAATTAGATCAGTATCAAACTCTTTACACTGACCTTCTAAACGAGAAGCCAAATTAACTGCGTCACCAATAACGCTATAGTCAAAACGACTGTCAGAACCCATATTCCCGACAATACACGGTCCCGTATTGATTCCGATTCCCGTATTGATTTCAATGCCTCTTTCATGTTGTAAAACAATGTTTAACTCCGCTAAGCTTCGTCTCATTTCGATAGCTGCTACGATTGCGTGACAAGCGTGTTTTGGGTCATCGAGAGGGGCGTTCCAAAATGCCATAATACAATCACCCATGTATTTGTCAATTGTGCCTCCGTGTTTCAAAATTATATTTGTTTGGTTAGTAAGAAACTCATTTATAAGCTCAACGAGTCCTTCTGGATTATCTTTGTAAGTTTCTGAGATTGGAGTAAAGCCTCGTATGTCACAAAAGAGAAATGTCATATCCTTGCGCTCGCCACCAAGCTTGAGTAACTCTGGATTCTTTTGTAGCTTTCCAACCATACCCGGATCTAAATAATGTTCAAATTGTTTTTTAATCTGTTGTCGTAACTTGAACTGTGTGTAAAAACTGATAAAACTTGTAACCGCCCAGGTGATAAAAGCCGCGAGAATAATATAAGACGGATCAAGCAAAGTATAAGAACTACTAAATGTGTAAGAAGTATATCCAATTGATGCAAGTATAGTTACGATAAGTGCAGGAACAGAAAAGTATAAATTAAATGCAAGTGCAGCGATACCTGCAAGTATTACAGCTAAAGCAAGTATTTCCGCTCCATCGGCCCAGTCTGGTCTTGCAATATTTTTTCCCTGTAGTAGAGTAGAGATTGTAGATGCTTGAATCTCATGTGGGGCTTTCAAGCCATCAGGAGTTGCTACAAGTGTAGAAGCACCCCTTGCTGTAACTCCGAGTAAAACAATTGGGTATTCTGGTGCTTTTTCTGCATAATCTTTTGCAGAAATACGTTCAAATTTTGTATTCCAAGTTGCCCAAACTCTTGCATTTGCATCGGTAGTAATTGGAGGAAGCCCTTTTACACGGAGTGCTTCTATACCTGTTTCATTTGTTTTGAGGGCATAAGACTTTGCACCCGCTGCGGCTCGAAGTACCTCCAAGCCAAAAGAAGGGTATAAAGTATCATTTATATTAAAAACAAGAGGAAGTCTTCTTACAAGATTGTCTACTTCAGGAGCCGTAGAAGTTACTCCATTTCCGATTGCAGCCTCTTCTATTCTATCTACATTATTTAAAACTCCTTTGTAAGAAAAGAGAAAAGGTTTTGGGTCTTCTCCAATAGAGCTTGTACCTACGTGTGGGGGCTTACCCGCAGAGTCAGAGTTTGATGCAGCTGCGGAAACTACAACTGTATTTTTCTTGATACATTTTGCTAAATTTTTGTCACCGCCAAATCTATCCTCCTCAGGAAATAAAACGGAGAACCCCGTAACTCCTGGTCCAAGGAAACGACAGAATACTTCTCGTGGCCAAGGCCATTGACCAAGTTGCTGAAGGCTGTCATCATCAATATCTACTAATAAAATATTTTCATCACCTACATATGGTAATGTTGAAATAAAATAATCAAAAGTTTTTAAACGCATGGACTCGATTGGAAACGGATCTATTGCGCGTAGTCCGATGAGTGCAAGTATTAAAGTACCGATTATATAAAATTTTTTCATTCCTGTACGATGGAAATATACACATCGCCTCCTTTGTTTAGTATAATATTAAATCTCTCTCCGTTGTCATCCAACTTAATAGTATAGCCTGTAGTTTGCATCAGCTCAAGTCTTGTCATATTTTCAACCTGTCTTCGTAATACTACTTGTTGTCCTTGCATAAAAGTACTAATCTGAGTTGTAGAGTCAAAACCTACTCTAGTTCCTTGAATAGAAAAAGCTCCTTCTTCTTCAAGTACGTCTGTTTCTTCTTCCCTATCTATTTCTTCAAATACATCTAGCAAGTCTCGTAGAAAATCTACATCTAGTAAGTCAATGTCTAATTCTGTAAACTCTAAGTTTTCCTCTGTTTTGTCAAGTTCATCTTCTAATAATTCTACATCCAAATCATTAAAATCAAGTATACTTTCTGAACGCTCTACAAGCTGTTCTTCTTCTGCTATTTCTTTTGGTGGTGATACAATCAGTAAGTTATCTATAAGTCCTAAAGTAATATCAAGTATCTTTGGACTTGAAGGTTCTTTCTCAGATAAAGATACTGTTGTTGCTTGATAGGGTTTATTTAATGTAACCTGTCCCATCATTGAAGAGACTACTATCTCTCCGGAAGCATCTCCAAACTCGTCAGGAAGAAGAATTATAAGTGTTCTTCCTAATTCATCCACAGTCGCGGTAAAGTCTGTACCACGAATCGCAATCTCTGCTGTGGGCGTAGTTATGCGTATATTATCTTTATCTATAGTGCCGAGAGCACCTGTTATGAATCTTGCTGTTCCTGATGCAAAGTTGAGAGCAAGTTTTGATTTGGTAGGATCTGGATCGTAGACAAACTCGTCTATTATGATCTCAGAATGTTCTGTGAGCTTGAGTACGGATTCATCGAGAAACTGAAGTTCTATTCTTCCTGCAGCAGTGCGAACGTCGTCATAGCTTTCTATATTGAAATCTAGTACTGCTTCATTCTCTTGTGTCTCACGAAATACGGCAGCGGTTCCAAATACATCGGTTACGCTGCCTATATTCGCACTAACAAGTGACGGAACCAGAGCCAGACTGAATAATGCACATCGTAGCATTTGTTCCACTTGTACCACTTCCTGTAGTTGAGAAGTTTAGATAATCGTTATTGCCAGTAGAAGACTGATAAACACCAATATCCCAGTAACTACCACTTACGCTAATAGTAGACTGGTGGCCATTACCTGAAGAAGCACCGCTATTGTTAATACCCACATAGTCGATTTCATTATAACTTCCTGTAATATCCCAATCTTGTGTTACATACTTCGAGTTGATAATTGCATTAATAGTATTATTACTACCACTAATGTCCCAATCTAGATTCATATTACTTGAATCTGCTGCTGAGATCGAGCCCATGCTATTCCAAGAGTTCAAGCCTGTATGGGTTGCGGCCGTTGCCGCATTAAAAGTAATTGTATTATCACTTCCATTTATATACCAGTTTACAGTACCGTCACTCGCATCTGCTCCAACACCATAATTTATTGTTTGATCGTTATTTCCCCCAAGTATGGTATTGTCCCAGTCTGTAGTATCAATGTCATAAGTTCCAGAAGGGTTCCACTGTCCAACTAACTCATTGTTACTTCCTGTCCAAGAAAAATTAAAGTCAGAAGTATTTGAGTTTATATCTGCACGGAAAAAGTTTAAATCTCCTATTTGATCTAAATTAAATACCATATTACTACTGTTGAGTAACATAGCATTATTTACCGTACCAGTTGCACTTGTGTCACCTGCAACAACGTTCCCGCTACCCAACTGCTCAATATCTATCTGAGTATTCGTTGTACCAGTAGTAGTCTGCTGTATATAGATCTGGTTGTCAGCCGCATAAGCTGAACCAGATATCAGTAATCCAACTAATAATAATGAGCGTTTCATTACTCATCTCCCGATTCGAAAGACCAAAAGCCTTTCTCTTTTCCCTCCAGTATGGTATTATACACGGCGGTTTCAATCGCTTCGCGTAATGCTATTGCACTACTTTCATTTTCAGTCGCACCAGCCTCTAACTCTACAAGTTGCGTGCCGGCCTCTATAAATCTGAAAACGTCGCCTGATGTACCAACAGAAAGAATTTTTTTAGTCACAAGGACTTCAATTAATATTTCCCCTGTTAGAACTGATACGGTGCGCAAGGTTACTGTTACTGTGTCTTCGCGGAATTGTCGGGAAGCTCCTATACCTAATGTTCTTGCTCCTACACCTCCTGTTCTTAAATTAGTTTCGTAATCTACCACTCCGCCCTGCATTAATAGTCCTGCAAATAGGAGTGGTCCCAGTTTGTCACTCTTTCGGAAATCCTTTCGAGTGCTTCTTATGATTTGTCTTTCTTTTGTAATGTTGTCGATTCCGACACGTTCTACAACTCGAAAGAACTCACCATTCGCTGCATGCTTTAACGCCCTTATTAAGTACGTTTCCGGTGCTGCAGTTACCGCCGATGAAAATAAAGCAAACTCTGAGTTGCTTTTTCGTTGTCCTGTAAAGTCTGCAAAAGCTCCACCATAAATTGCAACTACGGGCTTTTGCTCAGGAGCAGGTAACAGATATAATGCATCTACCTTTAAGTCTGCTACCTCTGCATGTTTTTGTGGCCAAGCTATCGCTCCTGTCTTACAACTAGCCGTAAATGCTAAAAGAATCAACAGGCACTTCAATTTGAGTACAAAGATCAGTTTCTTCACATTGATCATAAGACCCTTCCTCTCCATATTTGCCTGGGTAGGTTTCCATCATTAATCTACCATCTAACATATAATATCGTATATAGTAATCCTCACTTGAAAAATAAAAACGGCCATCTAAGTTTGGATCAATCTCTCCAGCCTCAAACATATTCTCTACAAGTTCTTTTGAAAGTCTTGAATAAATACGACTTTCAAAATTACGAAGAAACTTGTTCATCGTACTATTTTCTTCTTCTCTTTCTAACTCCTTAAGCTCCGCTTCGAGTTTCTCTTGGATCTCCTTCTTCCTGCTCGTTTCCTGATTCTCTATCGTCAGGTAATGGCTTGATTGATTCAATCCGCTGAAACTTGGACTCTTGAACTTGAAAGTTAGTGTGTCCCCGTTTACTGGAACTGTCAGGAGCATCAGCGCTAGAAGTATTATGAATTTTTTCATACTCAAGTACCACATTCACCTTTTGCTGTAAACGAATCAAATCGTTATCCAACATTCTTATCTGATCAATTACTTTTATCAGATTTAGATGAGATTCGTCCAGTTTTGGAGTAACCTCTTCTGTAACATACTTCCAAATATAGTAGATATAGTATCCCATACCTACTGCCATTACTATTGGAAACCCAAACTGTTGTATCGCATCAATCGCGTCTTGCATCATCTTTACCGTTGGCTCTTGCAATTCTTTCTATGTCAGGGTTTACATTGAGTGCATGGCTGACAAGTGTATCTATTCGTATCAAGTCATTATTCATAGTCTTCACACGATTTACAAGAGACGAAGTAAAGTTATCCACCATCTTTACCTGATCAAGTACTCCTTCAAGAATATACTTTAAAGTCTGAAAGATAAAAAAGCCCATGACAAGTGCAGCTGCAATAGGAGCACCAACCTGGGCGATAAAGTCAAATATTTCCACTACCAGTTATTGATTATAAGTGTCGACAATATTCCTAATAAGAAAAGAATAGTTGTTGCTCCACCTCCAAGTATTAAATGGTGCATTTTATCTAATCTAGTTTCTACGCCTTCAACACGTGCAAAAACGGTTTTCCATCTTTCTTCACATTGAGTCTCGTGCATTTTAAACTGAACTTCTAAATCCTGAAGTTTATCCGTCGACATCTTTCAACAACTTTTCCATGAGTTTACCGTAGTTACCCTGGCCGAAGGGAACCCCTTCATTTACTTGTATATTTGTCTGACTTCTGACATTTGATGCTTCGGCTTTCTGTAGCTCGGCTTGCGCTTTGATTTCATCCATACGCATCTTATGTGCCATTTGTAGTAAGTCAGCTAAATCTTTATTGGAGTATACTCCACTTTCTTTAGCTTCT